GATGTTGTACGCGGCACTGCAAGCCGTGTCGTCGGAGTAGGCGACAATTGGGACTTTAAGAAACTGAATAAGGTCGGTAATCTCGGAGCACCCCGAGCAACTTCCGCCGGGAGAGTTAATCTCGAGCAGCACGCCGCGCACATTGGCTTCCATCGCGGCTTCGAGATCTTCTGCCACCCAATCGTAATCCCACGCTCCGCAACAGGCTTCGATGGCGCTGATTCCTTTGGCGAGCGTGCCCTCAATGCAGATATGCGCGATGCCTTGGCCGTCAATCTCCATCGGCTCACGCTGGGACTTTATTATCCCTTCGTATTCGTCCCCGTTTGCGCGCACCAGCCGCGCCTCCACCAGCTTGCGCACCGCTGCGTAGCCGCCGGGTGTGATGAGCCAAGGACGGTAGAAAACCTGTTCAATGACGCGTTGAAATTTCATTCGGTCGGTACGGATGTGGCGGGATTGCCGTTAGGTGTTAGAAGCCCGAACACATCGCGGGTTAACCCGCTGCGTTCGACTCGCTTTTTAATTTCAAGTTCCTCGCGCTCCACTTCGTCGAGGTGCTCTTCCAAGGTTTTGGAGCCGCTAGCAAGAATGTCTGTCATGCTGCGCATCCCGGCACGGTACGCTTCGATGGCATCGCGAGAAGCGTAGCCGGAATCGGCGGTGAGCCTTGCTGGTTCGGTGAACCGGAACTGATACGCACCGCCTCGGTCCCGATCAGTTCCCCGATATTCGGGCAGAATGCCCATTTCGACAAAACGAGCAACAGCATAGGCGCACCGACGCTTGCAGAACGCGGCCAAATAGGCGTGCCGTTCGGAAGTAATGCGGTTGACCTGCTCCAGCACGATCCGAGCAGAAGCACCACCCAGTTTGCTCATATCCCAGCCGAATTCCGGCGGCCATTGTGCGGCCAGTAGTGCGTTTCGGATCAAACGCTCTTGAAGGCGGTCCTGTGCTTCTGTTGGAATTTTGGCGTCGATTTGTTCGATCGCTTCACCGGCGTTAGCCTGTAAGTATTCGATGCGACCACCAGCCATTGGCGTGATTCGGAGGCCCGGCGCGCAGTTCGGAATGACATTGTCAGACAACGCTTGGTAAGCATCGGAAGCGTCAGCCATTCCTTGTTGGTTGGTCACCAAAAGGCCAATCTTGGCGGCCATGCGGGACGCACTCTGAATATCGTCCCCGAGGTCTTTGAGGCTCAACAGATCGCGAATTGCCGGAGCGAATGCCGAAATTCCACGCACTTGGTCCACTTCGCGCGGGTCCATTGTCAGCATGGCGGATTGCACCGGTATGTCTCGATCCTCGGAACCGTCCAATGCCTCACCGAGCACTCGGTAAGCCACGGCACGGTTGGTCTTGGAAAGGATGACACCGTTGTAAATCCGCAATCCACGATACCGGCCAGACTGCAAAATGCCGTCGTCAATCCGGCTTCCGATTTGGTGCCACGGGACTTGTTGCAACTGCGGGTAACCTGTTTGCGCCGTGGTCAAAATGGTCAGTAAATCGCCCTCGCGGTCGATTGCGGTGGATTCCAATCGTAGGCCTTCCCACCACGATTTTCCGTCGATGTACGCGATCTGGAACCAGTCGAGCAACACCGCTTCGGCTTTTTTGCCCCACTCCTTGTCTTCGCCGACAAAAATCGGTCGCATGGCCATCCCGATGGATAGCATGGACTTCTGATCGATTGCGGCATTGACTAAACCATTGTTCCAATAGAGCTTGCGAGCCGCTGAATTGAGCGTGCGCCACTCTGAAACATTAAGTTCCTTGGAGATGCTTTGAGTGTGCGTCCTCCAGTACGGCTCGCCCCATACGCCGCCCTCAATCAATCGCTGGCGACGGTAAGAGTCGTACGCGCCTTGGACCTTGGGCGTTTTAAAACCCATCAGATTTTTGAGTCGGTCGAAAAAGCTCATACAAAGAATGCTTGCGTGCGCCGAACCGGCCCGTTGATCCCCGCTGCTTTGTAATTCAAAGCCTGTTGCGCCAGCATCATCACATCGAGCGGACTCAAAGTGCCGCCCACATTGAACTGGAAGGAAGCACCGTCGATGGAGCTGGATACCAGTGAGCTTTTGCCAGCGGAGACGAGGTCAAACTTTTGGGAAACGATGGCCCGCAACTCGGCAACATCGCGGGTTAAGAATACCTGGAGCAGGAGTTTTTGGTCGGGAGCCATCTATCCAGACGGTTCGGGACAAGGAAAACCCCGGACACCGCACTCGCGGGCCGGGGTCGTATATCCCTGATCTCTTCCTCACAATTTTAGGTTGAGGTTGAGCCAGCAGACTATTCCGCTGCGGCCGGTTCGTCAACCTCCGGTGCTTCCGAAATCATATCGGGAAGGATGCCGAGAATCTGCGCTGTGAGCACATTCATTGCTTCGGCGTCCCAGAGGTGGTTCGGTCTTCCGGTCGCCGTCCACCGCAAGCGGGTCTTTTTGGTTCGCTTGTCCACTGTCGCCCGTTTGCGCTCCGAGTTGAGATGCCGCACATACTCTGGTGGCGCATCCTGCGGGAACTCCCAAACCGGTGAGCCTGTGTTGCGAAGGTTGGCTAAAATGTCTTTGATGGGGTCGGAAGCCCAATAAAAGAAGGTCACGAACACCCGCTTTCCGGCAGCGTCTCGGGTGGTCGGTGCCACCACGCGATCCGGTGCCGAGTAGTACCGGCGCACGGGTTTGCCATCCGGCCCTCTGACGGTAAAATGATCCTCCGCGCGTCCAACTAATGCGGTCCAGCCGTATTTCGCGCAGGTATCGTAAACCCGCCCATGAAAGCTGTTCCCAGCGTCCAGCAGCGTCCTTTTGTCTGGGACTTTGAGCCGCGTCTGGATTTCGCGAATCTGGTCGACGGTCAAAATCTTGCCCGCCCAGAGTAGCCGACTGTGCCCGTTTTTGAGCCACACCCGCACGATGCCCCAATAGTGGTCCTGCTGACAATCCACCGTGAACACCCTGGCTGCCTCGTCTGGCATCGGGCGCCCGTCCTGCCATTCGTTCACCCAATACTCGGAGGCTTCGAGTTCCAGCGCTGGTAATTCTTCCTCTTGCTTCCACGGCTCGGCCAACCGCTGCATCCTAAAATCTTTTGTCGGCTGAAGCACCCCAAGGTGTCGAGCGTCCGAGGCTTGGCACCATTGGATAACTAGGTCGGCCCAGCGGATCCAATAAACCGATTGAGCCGAAACGCGCCGGGAGCGGTAGCCCTCGACATGGTCGTTACCCTCTGATCTCCATTCGCTTCGTTGAGTCAGCGCCCGCCGGGCTGCGGTCGTGTCAGGAGTTTGGTGCCCACAATGCGGGCACTCGTGCCGAACCGTTTTCACAAGCGCGCCCCAGTTCCATTCGCCGTTTTCGTTCTTGGCCTCGTCGTATTTGATGTCAGTCCACGCCGGTTTTACCCACTCTTCGCACCCCGGGCACCTATGGCACCACTGGAACTCTTCGCCGGACCTCCACTCCTCGGTGAGTTGGTGCGGTTCCTCGAAGCTCTGAGAGGTCAGGAGCGCGTAACCATTCCAACGGTCGTGAAGGCGTTTTTTGAACTGGGTGATGAGGTCGCTGTACTGCCAGCACTCGTCAAGAAACAACACCTGCACGGATTTTTCCTGCGCGTTGCTGGTGTTGGCACCGCCCAGCATCAGCGGCATATGAGGGAAATAAATCCCATCTTTTTTGACATGGTGCCGGTTGCTTGGCATCAGTCCCCGTAGCGGTTCGCATGCGTTAATCACCGGCTTAAGCCGCGTCTCCATCCACTCTGCCGAGGTCGCATCGGTCTGGGTAATACTGAGCATCGGCCCAGGTTGTTGAGCCACTGCCCAGCAAACGAGGGCTTCCAACGCGGTCGATTTGCCTGCCCCAGTACAGGCTTGCACAAAGGTTTGCCGACAAGTTGGGTCGGCAAAGTCGTGAAATACCGCGTTCCACCATGGCGCGGTGTGCCGGTCGAAGTGCGTCGAGCGAGAACTGTGCGGAAACCGTACATTTTGCTCCATCCAGTCGAGAGGGTCGCCGGTGTAGGCGAGCCGAACGCCGGCACAGCAGCCTTGAAGAAACGGCGTCATAACCCAGCAAAGCCCTCCCGAGCGTTTGCTTTCAAAAGCTCAATCCGGCTTTTGAGCTTTGGCTGGATTTCGGCCTCGGTAAGCCCAGCCAGTTGCCCAGGCAGGTCGCCAACCAGCGCGTCAAGTTCCGAGCACCAGACGGAGACAACCCGGGTGCCGAGTTCGCGCATCTCGGCGGCCAGTACCAACTCGCCCTTTTCGCGTTTGATGATCAGATCCAGCCGCTCGATCTCCTTTTGCAGCTTGGCAGTTCTGGCCTCTTTGTAATCAACCGGCGGCGCGGCAGTCTTTGCCGGTTTTGGTTCGTCAGGCTTCGGTTTTGCCAGCGGTGGCTCTACAACTCGGTCGGCTGTATAGGCCTTCCGCCATGCTTCTTGCTCCTCTGTAGACCAGTTTCGGTCAAAGCCTTTTTTCTCCCAAAACTGCACCGCAGATGGATTTACGCCGAAATGTTTGGCGACTTGGCTATACGATGACCGTTTATTCTGATTTGCCACGCATCAGTAGTAGACCAAGCAAGATTTGCCGGTCAATACCCTACTTAAACAGTGTACAATAGGAACTTTTTGCCGATTGCACAAAAAAGGGGCACGCGTCTCTGCCCTCAC